ATGAACCGTAATAGTAGCCAATTACTGCCGTGAAGGCCGATGACAAAGCACCCAGCAGGATAAGTAAGGCATCTTGGCCCCTTTGGGGGAGGCCATAGAACATGAGACCGCTAAGTGTTCCGAAAAACCCGACACACACAACCCCGGCCAATATGGTCGGTGTCTTATCTTTAAGGCTTACCTCACGCTGACGGGCGCTATTCCGGTCTGTGGCATCAATCTGGGCAAGATCAATGTCCAGCTTCTTCATGGTAACAGCGAAGTTGGCATCAATCTCTTTAAGCCGCGCCAACTGTTCCGGCGTGGCAGACCCCAAAGCCGCAGCCACCTCTTGCTCAGTTCCCTGTTCCGTCCCAAGCAGCGCAGACGATAGAGTTTTGACAGCAAGGCCAGCTAAAGGGCCGCCAAGGGCGGAGGCGATGGTAGGTGCGACTTGGGCCAGTAGGCCACCCATTTTGCCAAAATCCATAGCTTTCTCCCTGCGCCGCTATTTGGTGATGTTGAATGTCAGATTAGCGTGATCTGGGTAGCTAATCAGAACCTCGCCTTCTGGGCATTTATACTTGATACGCGCCAGTAATGTTGCCTTACCGGCAGCAACACGGCCCGGATTGTCGATTGTGATTGCGTACCCAAACTTCTCCACCTTATTCGCAGCGGGGCCAGAGAACCTTGCGATAGACGGAGAGGCAGTATGCACGATGTGCCGTGAATCACGCACTTCAAGGTTAAACTGTTCTACAGAACAATCGTCTCTGATCTTGCGGCGTGCCACCACAACATAAAACTCTTCATTCGCAGGGCCGTCCGAAATGCTAAAATTCTCTGCTGACCATTCAAGGATAGGCTTGTTAAAGACACCAAGCTTATCTGTCACAGTATAGCCGCCGCCAACCATAGCAAAGACAGCGGTTACTGCCCCAACAGATTTGGTTATACGGTCGGCGTCCAAGTTCATTTGTCAGCCTTTTTATCCTTCAAATCATCTATTTTTACAAATATCTCGCGTAAAATACCTTTTATCTCGTTTAGCCCTTCTCTAAACTCATCTTTTCTCAAATAGTGGCTAGGTAAATCTATTTCAATTTGCCGTACATCACGGCGCAATTCTGCCACAGCGCCCCATAGCTCACGGGCAAACCATCCCCCCACACCCATGGTTGTTGCGATAGCCGCATTTATTAAGGTCTGGGGTTCAATGCTCATGCCACTAACTCTTCGGGGTCCGGTGGGGCCTCTGTCAAAGACGCCTGAATATACTCTACATTTTGCTTTAGACGAAGATCACCCGGCGTTTTTTCTAGCGCCAGTTTGGCTTGTTCTAGTGCCAATTCTTTCATTCCCAAGCGATAGGCAGAAATAGACGCTAAGTCATGCGCCTGATGTCCCCATACGGCTGGGTCGCAAGTATAGACCAGTTCCCTGTTCTGGATGCGAAGTGCCCGCATGGCATAAGCAAAACACTCTTCCCATCGACTCTGGCGATACATGAGCATAGCAAGCTCGCACCACGGCTCCCGGGTATTGGGCGCTTCCATGGCGGAGGCATGGAAAGCCTTTTCAGCTTCTGGCCAATTCCCTAGTTCACTTTGGCACCGGCCAATAACCCGGTAAGCATAGCACCGTTCATTAGGCCAATCGGCTCGTGGCAGCTTTAAGTAACGATTGCAGGCATTAATCGACTCTTGCCACCGGCCATGGAATGACAGTTCCCGGGCATAATAGAAAGCATTGCGTGGGCATTCGGGGTCTTCTTTGACCGACAATTCTAGCAAATCTATATACTGGCCCCGGCTCTTAGTTGGGTCAGGTTTATGGATTGCCAACAGCATATCAGTCTGTGCCCAAACCTCAGTAATACGGCCATCAGGCATAGGGTACTCATGGCACGGGTGCTTCCAGCCATAGCCATGCCGGGCATGGATTTTCTCATAGTAGAAAACAATCCCGCAGCCCCAATCAAACTTATACCGGAGGCGAGTTGTTTTTCCCTTTTCCCAAACACGCTCAATCTCTTCCCGCCAGCCGGGCTGTAAAACTTCATCAATGTCGAGACTGATACAGACATCCATATCCCGTGGCACTAAGGCCAAGGCTGCGTCACGGGCTTTGTCAAACCGCCATGGCGTAATGCAGATGTGATGGACTTCCGCGCCAAGTGAACGGGCCACTTCTGGCAACCCATCGCTCGACCCTGTGTCAGCGATTAATACCAAATCAGAGTCTTTTGCCCCTTCCATGAAACGAGGCACAAAATGCGCCTCGTTTTTAGATATTGCGTAAACGCATATTTTTAATTTTTCGCTCATGATTGTCCCCCTTCATTGCGTATTTTACGCCAAACTAAATTTGAGTTGGCGGTCCTTGAACGGTTCCTGTTGGCCCAGTTGGGCCAGTCGGACCAGTCGGGGCAGGCGGCACTGGGTGCTTGTGGTTGTAGTCTTCCACTTCCCACGCCTCGTAATATGGGTAAAACCCGCCAAGGTCTGTGATTGGCTCATTGGGCGGCTTAGGGTTGCCGGTAAACTCAATCTCACCTTCTCCACCAATGCCCGTTGTCGGCCCTGTCCATTGCAGAGCCCAAAAATTGTCAGGAAGCTCTGAACAGTCAATGGTGTAAAACACACCATCTACGCCCACTGAATTATCAATCTTTATGATAGTGAAGTGCATTGTTGACTACCTTCTGTTCTGGCTCTTGAGCCGTGTGGGCGAGCTGGATCATTGTATGAAGCTGGGCTTCATTTGCCTTGACCATTTCATTACGAAAGCTCTCTACAGCCGCGCCCGTTTGCCTAGACTGTTGCGAGTTTTCAATGAGCAGCACTGGCAGGAATTCTATTGTGCAGCCCCAATGATCTATCTCTTTACCATCATTTGGGTTTGCGCCACGGATGTATGTATAAAACGCGCACTTATGGCATACATCTTCCTGCTTTTCTTTAAACAGGGGGCACAGATAAGTGCTTTCAGACTGTGGTTTGCGGGCCATTGTACATCACCTTCAATATGTTAATTAGCCGTGAGTTTGGCTCTAAAGCCTTAAACCCATGATAGTTGCCGGGCTCCCAATCCATGACAGCCCCAGTGCCTGCTTCTTGTTCCCAGCCGTTCCCAAAAATAAGAAACTTGCCACGTCCGACAATGCTAATATGAACGTCTAAATCAGCATGCGTGTGCAAAGGCAGTTCATCACCAACTTCTTCAAAGTCGTAGATTGCGCCTCTCAGCCCCCCCATAATTAAGTCTTTTGACTTAAGCATCGCCCCCTCCTGATACTTATATCAATTTTTTGTCGCTATGATTGCATCTACATATTGAACGGCTAGGTTGATAGCTGTGCCGCTAAACGAGTGGTTATGCGACCCGCCGCCGCCTTGAGCGCCAGTTGTGGCTCCTGTTGTTGATGGATAGTTTCCGCACCCAAAGCCGCCGCCCCCAAGTATAGACGGAGCCGTATAAGAATGAGCATGGCTTGGGATTTGGCTGGTTGCCAGTGTTGTGCTTCCAACTGAACCGCTTACTGCCTGCGATGCAAAAGCAGTTGTAAATGCAACAGAACCGCCAGAGCTAGCAGCACCAGACACAATTCTGAGCGCCTTGTTGTCATGCGTAACAGATTTAGTCCAGCCTGTTGGAGCCGCCGTCTGCACGAACAGCATTGCCGTGCCAGCCGGGAAAGCAGAGGCGCTAGCCCAAGATAGTGTGCCGCTTCCATTCGTCGAAAGCACCTGCCCAGATGATCCATCTGCGCTTGGCATGGTGTATGTGGTGCTGCCAGCCGCTGCTGCTGGTGCAATTCCTACATAGCCAGAAGACGAGCCAGAAAGGCGTATCGTGCCCTTAACATCCAGAGTCGAACCCGGCGTAGCAGTGTTGATGCCCACATTCGCAGAGCTATCCAGCGTCATGTTGACCGATAACGCTGTTGGATGCTGAATGTTAATTGCTTTTACGGTGGACATTTACAACACCTTTTATACTACCATCTCTACACTGCTGGCGGAGGCGGAATTGGCTTATCCTTTGCTGGAACAACCCACCCCATGTCAAAAGCTAAGTTCACCATAGCTTCTTTTGAACCGGGAATCTGCGTTCCAGTTTCAAGACATTTTTCAATGCAGATTTGACAGATTTGGTCGATAGCTACGCGGCATCTCTCATGAACCGCATTATCAATCCACTCTTGTTGAGAATAGGCAACAAACGATAGTGCTTTATCCTCTTCGTTTGTCAGCGTGATCGTATATTGAACCATTTGCCTCTCCTATTACCCAATGAGGATACCAGTCAAACTGCATCGTCCCAAATCAAGTGTTTGGGATACGTTATTGTTATTAATAACGCGAAATGTTACAGCATCATTTGCGGCTAATTGCAAAAACTGCTGCCCGGTTGAAGACAAATAAGCAACGCTATAGGAAATCATCATTTCCGTTCCGGTCGCTACACCATTTACAAATAAATAGCCTTGCGGACCTGTTACTGCTCCTGTCTGAGTAATTTTTGCAATAAACAGATAAGTGCCAGCTACCGGTGCCGTAAATGTATATGTACTTGTATTCCATCCTGACGGATGATTGCTAAATGTGATTGAAGTATTAAACGCAAGCGTTTGATATGCAGCAGCACCTGACCAACTTTGTGTTGTGGTGCCATATACATGGAAAAGAGGTTGATAGGGGAATGTGGAGCGGCCAGAAGAATCAACTTTGACCCTTTCTATACCGTTTGTTGCAACAGCTACCGTGTCCGCAGCAGGGAAATAAATGCCGTTATTTGTATCACCTGTTGTTGTGATTGACGGCGCAGCCGCAGTACCGGCGGCAAACTCCACAGTTTGCCCAGCCGCCGTTGTGACCATCGTCCCTGTCGATGCCGGGATAGTCACTGTATAAGTAGATGCGGTGTTTGGCACATCTAATGTGACAGAGCCGCCGCCAGTCGAGTTAAGCTTAAGAGGCATCACACACTTCCCATAGTCGGAGGCGGTGGCGGTATAGGCCGGTCTTTAGCAGCCACAACCCAACCCATCTGAAATGCTAAATTTACCATTGCATCTTTTGACCCCGGAATTTGCGTTCCGGTTTCAAGGCACTTTTCTACGCAGATTTGACAAATTTCATCAATCGCAACACGGCAGCGTTCATGGACTGCATTATCAATCCATTCTTGCTGCGAATATGCAACAAATGAAAGAGCTTTATTTTCTTCATCTGTCAGCGTGACGATGTATTCTACCATTTTGCTCTCCTTACCCGACAAGCTCTATAACCAAATAATTGTATTGAGAATTATATAAATATCCCCCACCGCCATTTGTATTAAAAGCGGCGGCTAATGTATCATTAGCAGCGCATGATACTATTACCTCATACCCAACTGTAAACCATAAGGCATACCCGTTTGCATTACCATGCGCTAATGATGCGCTAACTACCCCATTCTTAAAATAATACAACATTGCCCAGCCAACATTGCCCATTAGTGCGCCAAAAGATATTCTGTAATTTCCTGCTACTGGGCAAGTGAAAACACCTGTTGATGTATTATAGCAATTACCTACATTAATATATGCATTATTGGCGGCAAATGTAGTTGCAGCAGAAGAGCCAGCCCAATTTGGCGCTGCGTCTGTTCTGTAGCCAGAAAATCTAGGTTGGAAAGGTGTTGTGAACCGGCCAGATGAATCTATCCGAGCGCGTTCTGTTGAGTTTGTATAAATAAGCTGACTATGATTTGAAAATGTCCCAATAATTCCTGCGCCAAGCGTTGCGCTTTCACAAATAAATCGCGCGTCTGCTGTGTCGCCAACAAGACGTATTCCTTGGCTCGTTGTTACTGATGATCCAGAAATAACAAGTTTGCCACTTGTTGGATTAGTGGTCCCAATCCCTACGTTGCCTGAACTATCAACACGCATCCGTTCAGAGCCGCCGGTCGAAATGGATACCGTGTCAGCAGCGGGAAATACCACACCAGTATTTGCGTCTGTCCCTTGAACAGCCGGTGTTGCGGCTGATCCATCAACACCAGCGATACCTGTTGAGCCGCTAATCGTAATTGGCATCTTACACCACCGTCCACACAGAGCCTGATGGAACAGTCACTGTGACCCCGCTGTTAATGGATACCGGGCCAAATGTACCGGCATTCGACCCCGTTGGGATTGTATAATTCACTGTCACAGTCTGATCGTTCAAGAAGAAAATCTTGTCCGGGTTCCCACCTGTCGCGCCAGTATTAGGGCCGGTCGGACCAGTTACGCCTGTCGGCCCGGTAGGGCCGGTGGGACCAGCAGCACCTGCGGAACCAGCAGTCCCTGTAGGACCGGTAGGGCCGGTCGGGCCATTTACACCAGATGTTCCTGCGGCTCCTGTCGGGCCTGTCGGGCCTGTCGGGCCGTTCGTACCGGCGGTTCCTGTTGGACCGGTTGGCCCGGTAGGCCCAATATTACCAGCGACAGAAATGCTCCATGCGGAGTAAGTTCCAGTGCCGTTAGAGAAGTCCACGTTCACAATCAGCGTTGTGCCGCTGAATGATGTGATCGCGCCTTCCATGTAATTTGTCGGCGTAACCGTATATGCAACACGGACGCGCTCGCCTGCCACGAAAGCGGATTCTGAGCTTGTCAGATTTGTCGTGAATGTCTGCGAACCAGTGCCAATAGCAACCGATGTGCTGCTTGTCAGACCCGCATAGCCAATGCCTGTTGGCCCAGTTGGCCCGGTAGGCCCCGTGGGTCCAGTCGGCCCGGTAGGGCCATCCATACCAATATAGCCCGGCGCACCAGTTGGACCGGTCGGCCCCGTTGGGCCTGCTACCGTTGATGCCGCGCCAGTCGGGCCAGTTGGCCCGGTAGGCCCAGTCGGACCAATATCGCCTGTGGGACCCGTTGGCCCAGTGGGGCCTTGCGCGCCGGTCGGCCCACTAACACCATTTACCAACGCCAAAAACAGCGGAGCAGTGTTAGCAAACCCAGTTGACCCCACGCCCGCTGATGAGACTAACGTGACAGGGTAAGACCAGTAGGCTGTTGCAGTACCCGGATTAACAGCAGTTGGAGTGCCGTTAATCTGCCAAACTTGGTTGTCGCCGCTGATTGTCTGGCTTTGAATAACGAACTGCTCTGTGTTCGTCAGCAATGCCAAGAAAATATCAACGTCGATATTATTGTCAGTCAAATGGCTGACATTGATCGACGTTGCGCTTGTTTGCGTGGCATTATTCCAAATTATGTCGCCATCGCCGGGGTAGCCACTCGTGGCTGCCGTATTAGCGCGATACAGGAACAAATTGGAAGATGTGCCCTGCGGCCCAGTCGGGCCAGTCGGGCCGATGTCACCAGTCGGGCCTGTCGGCCCAGTTGGGCCAATGTCGCCGGTCGGGCCAGTAGGACCCGTGGGACCCGTGGGGCCGGTGGGGCCAATAGGACCAATGTCACCTGTCGGCCCGGTGGGACCAGTGGGACCTGTCGGACCAGTAAGGCCAATATCTCCCGTTGGCCCAGTTGGGCCTGTAGGCCCAGTAGGACCGGTGGGGCCAATATCACCCTGCGGCCCGGTAGGACCGGTGGGACCAGTGGGGCCTGTTGGACCCGTGGGACCCGTTGGGCCAGTAGGACCGGTAGGGCCAATGTCACCTGTCGGGCCTGTAGGACCGGTAGGTCCTGTCGGTCCGGTTGGGCCAGTGGGTCCAGTAGGGCCTGTAGGACCTGTCGGACCGGTAGGCCCAGTGGGGCCTGTCGGCCCAGTCGGGCCGGTCGGCCCCTGTGTCCCAGCAGAAGAAATAGACCATGCTGAATAGATGCCAGAACCAATCGTATAATCCGTCACAACTGTCATAGCTGTGCCGGTAAACGCCGTAATGTCACCTTCCATAAAAGTATTCGCTGCCGCAGTAGCGCGGATGCGAACACGATTACCAACAGAATAAGCCGTTTCTTGCTCTGGTAGATTAACAGTAAAATTCTGAATGCCCGTGGCGATAGCCATGCTTGTCGCAGACGAGAGGGCAGAATATCCAACTCCCGTAGGGCCAGTTGGTCCGGTAGGCCCAGCAACACCAGTCGGACCAGTTGGCCCAGTCGGGCCTATCGACCCAGTTGGGCCAGTCGGACCCGGGTTTAACCCAGCAATTTGAGAGCTTGTGACACGAACAGATACCCCAGCTTGAACTGCTTCAAGCTGTTCAGTGCCATTAAGTGAAATGGCAGCCGGTAAATTAGGTATCTGCTTGTTTGCCATAGCTTAAACCGATGTCACCGTTTCCCAGCCGGTTGCAGTATAAACGCATAGCTTCTGAAGTGTAGTGTCAAAAACTATAGCGCCGGGATTAACGACAAGGGCATTCTTTTGAGATGTCGTATAAGTCGGGGCATTCGCAATCTGCGCCAAATTGGCAATAGCTTGGGTTGTGGTGCGGCGCGAAGTGCCCGCCTGCACAACCTCAACTTGCTCTTGGCCGTTAAGCGCAATAGCCACCCCAAGATTGGGGATTTGGATATTCGACGCATACCTTGGCATTAGAGCGGCCCCGTCTTCGGAATCTCATCAAACCCGCGTGGCAAGCTTGGATCATTAATCACATACCCGCCGCCGGTATAAGCGCCAGAAAATGTGGTGTTATCCAAGTCAATGACCGTCCCGCTAACAACAGTGATTGTAAAGTCGCCGTTGGCAGATGTCACTCCGCCAACATCCTGCACAGTCACCTTTTGGCCCGTAATCATGCCGTTTGTGGTGCTGACCACAATCCTGACCGCGCCAGAACCATTGTTGAAGCAGTTTGTAATGTTGCGGTAAGTAACCGCATTCGGGTCCGTGCCCGGCTTCTGATTGGTGCCGTAAGGCGGCTCGCCAGTCTGCTGCGTGACACGCTTATCAGGCGTCGGCAGGCTATTTTCAGATGTGACACGAACATCACCCTGCGGGACCGGGATGCCCGTTGCCTGATTGGTAGTGTTGTAACCGGACACCTGCCGGTAATCAGTGCTGTCCCACAAATACGGCTCAGTGCGTGGGTTAACAATCGGCACTGGATCAGCCGGAAGAACGATGGCACGAAGCTGTTCTTGCGGGTCATCATAGCAGGTTTCGCACACCAAAATGCGCTTATTGATCAGGCTGGCACCAGCCCAATCATATTGCCACTTCAAATCGGAATGATTGTACCAAAGAGCGCAACGATCACAGACGCCAAAAGCCCGGGGGTTTCTGGCATCCGTTCTGGCGCGGCCAGACCGGGAGGCATAGCCCATAAAGCCCTCCTATCGGAAATAACCCGAAATCATGGGCGAAATGTATTGTTGCGCCGTTTCGACATTCTGATCCGCCGCAATCTGATACGCCTCATCAGCCATGGGCTTCAGCATTACAACTTTGTCAGGTGCCCAGATCATAGCTAGGCGCTGAGCTAGCGCATAAGCGAATGCCTCTAACCACAAATAAGGTATTTCTACCTGCTGCGCGTTACCAAGTGACGAGTCTTGCAACCGACGCACCCGGTAATACTGCAATTCCTGCGGGCCGTTGTCAGTGTTCGGAACCGGCCAAAGGGTCACAGTTGGGGAAATCAGACGGTCAAACCAATAAACAGTGGGATAACCCGACTGCTGCTTATTGGGGTAAGACGCATATTCAGTGCGGCTAACAGGCAAAATGATGCGGTCGATATTGGCCCCACTGTCATCATTCGTGACATAGGCATCCAAGATCATGACCGTGTTGGGGTCCACAGCAAACGTCGCCACTTCATTTGGCGCTTCGCAAGTGCCACCAGACACAAAGGCACCGGTTGCTGTCGAGGCAAAAGAGACAGAACCCGGAGAAGATGCCACAACGATATGATTGCCGTTGTAGGTTGAGGGGTTCATGCCGCTGACAATGATCGTGGTGCCAACCGTGTAAACAGGGGTATTAACGCTGGCATATGTTAGCGTAGCAATAGCCCCCGTGCCAGAAGCCCCGGTAATCGGCACTTCCTGCGCCAGCGGGACAGTAACCTTATCCACCGCCCACAAATTAACGCCTTGGTTCGACCACCGCGAAAGCAGCAGGTTCGATGCCATGCGGGCACTTTCCATATGCTCTTGCAAAATGGCAGTGTTCCGCACGCCAACGAGGTTGAACGCATAAAGCGTTAACTCGCCAAGCGAGGGATTAAACGTGTAAGTCCCGCTCGTCGCCATAACGGCCTCTTAGTATGGGGCGTTGCCAAACTGAGCAATCGTCATTTTGCAAGAGCCGTTGCCCGCCGTCTGCTTGATGCGGACAAAAACCGGTGTAGCGGCAACGACGCCCTGCGCCGATGCTGTCTTGTTCACCACAGCCGAATCAGCACAGTTAAGCCAAACCATGCTGCCAACTGCCACAGGGTTTGTCGGGCTGTCAGGATCATCCATCGAAGTTTCGACGGTATAAGTTGCCGTGCCAGTGACATTCACCTGAATGATCGACTGAGCATTGGCCCAAGTGTCCATACGAACCGAACGGCTATAGGTTGTGCCTGCCGTGGCATCCGTTGTCGAAACCGTAATCGGCTGCATCTTACTTCTCCTTTTTGCCAGCGCGGGCTGCTGCTGCGTTGTCCACTAGGTTCGGATAAGGCCGACCTGCGGCACGAGCGCGAGCTTTCGCTGACTGAATCTGTTTCCGGTTCAGATGCTTCACTTTAGCATCTTTTGGCGCGTCTTTCTCCCAGAAAGGCTTATCAGACATCTTAGCAATCCCACTTTCTGAGTGACTTGTTGATACGGCTATCTGGGTCTGCGGCGGCAGCCGCGCCAGTAAGTTTCTTCTTCATCCCCGTCATCCGGGCACAGAATGAGCGCCGACGAGCGGCATCCATTTCACTTGCCTGAGCCCGTTCTTTGCTAACGGGAGGCTTCAGATTATGGCCTTCTGCCTTAGCAGACGCCCTGCCTTTTGCGTTCAAACCGCCTTCCGGGTTTTTCCCTTCAGAGCGTTGCCATGCTGGTGTCTTTGCCATTTCGCCACCTCTTAGGGAAACGGGGGCCGTTAAGCCCCCGCCCCATCAGACTGCCAAATCCTAATCACCGCGTGCGATTAGGAGAGGGAACCATCCGTGGTACGACCGGGAGGCGAAGTACCCGGACCCTGCGCGGCAGTCCAATCGGCACTGCAAATGCCGCCCGACTTACGCGGCGCACGGCCCATGTTCATCTTGGCCTTCTCGCCCATAACTTTGCCGCCCTTCTTACGAGCAGCGCGGGCTTCCTTTGCCACGTTGGAATCACCGCCTGCATAAGCGGATGTGACAGGCGAATTTCTAACGACCGTGCCACCAGTCTTACGACCACTACGACCTTTCATGTGAGCCTCCTACAAGCCCTAATTAAGTGAGATCACGAGCCTGAACGTATTCGACGGTGATGATACCGACGCCCGTTCCGGTGTTTGTGGATTTCGTCCAAATCTGGATGTCAGTTGTGCCAACATCCTTCCAGTTGCCAACCCGCGTGGAGTTGTCACCCGGAATGACAGACGAAATGCCAAGAGTGGTAGAAAGATCATTGTCAGCAGCGACGGCAAGCTGTGTTGCAGTCGAGTTCGTGCCAACATTGATCGTGGTGGCAGCGCCGCTCCAAACAGTCGTTTTGAGGATTGTAATCCGCAAAATCTGACTGCCAGCCGGAATGACGATGTTTGTTTTGTAAACGCCAGCCGACGAGACGTTCGTGGCCTGCGCCACCGCCGCCGACTGCGACATCACAACATAGCCCACATTGGCGACATCAGAGCCGACAGTGGTGCCAGTCGTATTCAGGATGTTCCCAGCCCGCACCGGACCGGTAAACGTAGTAACGCCCATAAGAGCCTCCTGCACGATGCAATCACGTTGTCTGTGCAGTGTCCGCTTGGCCGGTCAACGTGATCAGAAATCCAAGACGATAAAGGGCGGGGCTTTTGACCCCGCCCCGTGGCATTACGATGGGAACGAGCCCCAGATAGAACGCCAGTTGTAGTAGCCGAACGAGTAACGCTCGTAGCCCTTGACCAGCAAATTGTCTGTCACAAAGTCAACTTGCATGTCGGTCTCGAACTTGATGCGCTCCATGTAGGAGAGACCATCGATGTTCGTGAGCAGGAACCAAGCAGATGTCGAGGTCAAGAAGTCGTTGACCATGTAACCTTCTGGCAGGCCGCCAGCGGTCATCATGATTGCGTTGACATCGTTATCTGCCGTACCCGGACGGAGTTCCGTCTTCGTAAGGCGGATCGCAACCGGCTCAAGAGCCGGGGGAACGATCAGCTTACGAGCGCGGGCGAACACCTTCAGACCGGCCTGATCTTTGAAGTTTGTACGAACGGCAATCATGCCATTCAGCAGCGAAGCTTCGTTAAGGTCAGTGTCCGTTGTCGGGCGGTTCGCAACCGTGCCACCGTCAATCGGGTGGTCCGTGGCAATCAGCGCCTTACCGTCGCCGCCGACAGACGCATTATACGTTGTCGCCGTGTTGAGGACGTTGGCACCATAGATTTCCTTCGTCTGCTGGAAGGACTCGATGAGGCCAAGGTTCGACGGGGCAAACTGCGTCTTATAGAGGTTGTCATCAATCGCTTTGCGCGTGATGGCATAACCCAGAGCAATTTCAGTATGCTCTTGGTTATAGACGTAGCGTTCGCCTGCGTTGTTATCAAACGCCGTCTGACCACCTTCAGTCTTCAACTGCGCGAGGCCAAGGAAACGCATCTCAGCGGTGCGTTCCAGAGCCATACGCGACTCGTGCTTCGTGAAGATTTTGTCGTACTGGGACGGAATCTGCTCGTATTTGCCTTCAACTCCACGGAGACCGGGAAGGAGAAGGTCTTTAATGGCGGAAAGATTAACGGCCATTGGTCCTTACTCCTTAACCAACCGAAGTGAGCTGCTTGGTGCTCACGTTGTTGAAGGCGACGATGACATAGTTGTACGCGCCAGCTTCCGTACCCGGACCGCCCGGAGGCTGCGTCACAAGGCTGATAAGACGGAAGGGAAGCGTAGCTGTCGTTGTCGGGGTAACGCTGATGTCAACGTAAGCGCCCGAAATGCCCGTGTTCGCGTTGCCGGTGCCATATGCAAACTGGACGTTCGCATTGAGGTCGCCAAAAACTGCGCCGACCGACGAAGAGCCGCCGACCTGAGCGATGAACTTAGCATTCGGATCGTTCACAACGTATGCTTCAACGTCAGCCGAAGCATCGGAACCGGGCCAATAGTTGGACCAAACCGTGCGCTTCTGGCTCGTGGAAAGATACTTGCAGCCGTAGAAGATACCAGCGACCTGAACCGTGGGAGCGCCTGACGGATCGCCCTTGGAAACATAGCCAGTATTAAGAGGAACTACCGGGTCGCCCCAGTAAACAGCATTCGTGTCATCCTTATCAATGACCATTGCGACCTGCTCATATGTCGGAGCAGAGCCGGTGCCAGACCACTGACGGAATCCGAAAGGCGCGTTTGTGTTCGCCATTACGGAATCTCCTAAATCTTAGGAAAAGTCCCGCTCATTGCGCAGCGTGGCAACTAGGGACCGTTTTAAGGCGAGACCCTCACAGCGTGGAGAGCCGGACCCTATTGGGTCATGCCACGAGAATACTTTGCCATGCCACAAAAGTAAAGGCCGCCCCGAAGGACGGCCTGCCACAACTTTTGATTGTGTTTTGATCGAGTCAACGCTTGTTGAATGCCACCGCAAACATGCCATCGCGGTCAAGGGTGTTCTCCCTGCCACATGACATTCCTGCCAGCTTGCCACTGCCATACACATCACCGCGCTCGCGGACAGTGCGATGGAATGCCATGGCGTCCCTCTCGTCCTTAAACCATTCGACGGAGTAGCCATCGAAGTGTTCAATAGGATTAGCCTTGACCGGTGCAGCCTCAACCTTCGGCACAATCGGCACCTGCTCCTGTTTGACAGGAGCAAACTGCTCGACAACAGCCTCGACTTCGGCCTTGTTCACAACCTCTTCTTTTTTCTTACGAGCCATGAACTTTACTCCTTCGGAACTTCCATGGGCTCATAGCCCTTCTTGATCTGCGGCCGGACACGCGGATCATTGCGCTCAAACTGACCATCCGGGGCCTGCGTCAACTGCTGCTCTTTCGAGCGAACCTGCTGGCGGGCGCGGCGGATTTCAACTTCGCGCATTTCATCCGTAATGACCTTCGGGCGCATCATAAGCACTTGGCCCTTGCGCTCAATGGTCGGATGATTGCCCTCTGGCATCATATGCGGGTGACGCGCGGTCGGGACCGGCTCCCAGCCATCATGGGCCAGTTTGACCTGATAGCCATGATCTTCCTGTCCCATGACAGATTTGCGCTTCCACTCGTAACTCCAACCATCCGGCGGCGGCGGAGCAGCAAACTCGTCAATGCCATCATCCATCGTTCCACCACGATGCTGACGAATCTCAGCAGCACGGCGGGCGGCGGCAGTACGCGGGTCATCATCACGCATGGGCGGCCTCATTGCGGGGCGGTCAACAACCGGAGCAACCGGCTCATGGGCTTCTTCAGTCACAACGGCTTCTCCTACTTTTGCTTGAACCTTGTCCTTCGGCGGACGGCCACGGCGGGGTTTATCAGCGAATAAGTTATCCATTTTGGTTCACCTTAATTGCGGTTGCGCTCTTTTTGCTTCAGTTCCCAGTATTCTCGCGTTGTCAGGCCGCTGATCTTGGCCGCCTCAACCTCTTCCGGGGTCAGACGGATTGTCTGCTGGCGCGTGCCATTATTGCTGACAGGGCTACGAGATACAGGGGCCGCAGCAGGGCTAGACCGGCGCTGCGTTGGGGCAGAAGCTCCCGACAAAGCCTGATCTTGATAGACAGGCTGCTGTTGCGGGGGCGGCTGGCGGTTAATACCAAGCCTGTTCTCAATCATGGAGAAATACTCAGGGCTCTCAGGAATGACGCCCATATCAATGGCGTCCTCATGAGCCCGCGCCATGATACGAATAGACCGGCTGTCACTGATGAAGTTGCGGTTGTTCATCAGCCAATTCTTGGAAATTGGCGAATTGACCCGTTGGATAAGGTCATCAACCGTCATCTCACCCTGTTGGACGGGCGGTGTTTGCGGCTGCGGGGGCCGCGCCTTCATGTCGCTCAGGCCATGCTCCAACTGGAGAATCTTGGCCGAATTCATCGACATGGCCTCTTGAATCTCAGCGGCGCGGTCGAAGTCACCAATCGCCATGGACTCTTTGAGGGAGTTTTTGAGGATTTCCTGATCCCGCTTTAAATTGTCAAAAGCGGTCTGAACAAGGTTAATTTGGACATCGTGGACCTGAGAATTGGCCTTTTCAGCCTGTCGAGCGGCATCACGAGCGCGCTTTTCAGCTTCAATTCTTGCCAGTTTTTCGGATTCATAACGCCGTTTTAGCTCTTGGATACCTTGATCGCCATCTAAAGTAGGCTCTTGTTGCGTTGCAGCATCGCCTTCGGTGGCAGATTCAACAACAACCTCTTCTACAACCTCAGTTTCTTCAACCTTGGCGGCCGGAGGGGCGTCATCAATACCCAAATCCATGTCAATTTGCTCTTCTTTGCCAGACATATTGTTCTCCATCACCACACGCGATCAGGGTGATCGACGCGGCCTCTGATATTCATGTCATCAATCATGCGGCACAGGACATTGTTGACCGTAATGCTCCATCCGTCACTAGGGCGGAACACAACCCAGTCCATTTCATTGATTTGAACGTCTTTGAACCATTGCCCGTTTGTGTCTTCAAACGCTGACGGGCCTTTCTTCAGGACAAGGCCGACTTTTGACTGAAACTTGTCTTCGTCACGGGTCTGGCCGGGCAAGAGAATGCCACTTTTGGTCTTCTCAGGGCGGATATAGACCGCCACAAGCACCTGATTATTGTAGATTTCGAGGGATGAGATGTCCCCCAACTCCTTCAGAATGGCCTCTTTAGGGTCAGTCTGATGTTCCATGATCATAAACGGCATAAATTCCCCCTTCACTCTTTGTTAAGCTCAGAATCTACTTCGTCACAGAATTCCAATGCCGTGCGAAGCCCTTCCACCTTACCGACTTGGTGTCGGTAATTGGAAAAATCAAACCCTTCCTGCATGTAGGCTACGGTCATGTATTCTTTGATGCGCTCAATCTCTTGCTGCATCATTTTGCGATATTCGTGCAAAAACTTAGCGTGATAGGTCAGCATAGCGTCCCGTCCCCCCTTTTGACGGACCCCCTTGATGATATTTCTGGGCGGGGATGAAGGGGGTTCTTCCCCGCCCAGTCACAGGTCGGCTTGTCCAACCCTCCTGTGAATTACCGCTTACGCTTCTGGATTTCCGTCTTTTCAAGACGGCCTTCACCAGAGCCCGCGCCAGCATCCATGTCCTTATAAGAGCCGTAGGTTTTGCCACCAGTCTTGCGAGCCGTGCGACCACCTGTGGCACCCAAAACCTTGTTCGGGTAGCCGCGACCTTCATAGACGTTCTCGCCATTCTCCTGCTTTTTCGGCAGACGCTTGGCAATGTCCGTCTTCTGCAACCGGCCCTCGCCCGAACCAGCACCAGCTTCCATGTCTTGATAGGACTTGGCTACTTTGGTGACACGGCCACCGGATTTGCGCGGCATCGCGCCAACTTGCTGTTGAGCGAGGAATTGCTGATACAGAGCGGCCAAGGCTTCTGGCGACTTCGTATCAAGTTGCGGGCTGCCAAAACCGGGCTCACGACCAATACCGGTACCAATAGGCATCGGCATTGGAACACTAGCAATCGGCATCTTAGGGCCACCCATCTGAGGATAGCCAAAACCGGGGTCACGGATTGGCATACCGCCGATGCCGGGTTGACCGATTTGCGGCGGAGCGCCCGGACGGTTCACATCGACAACTGTGCCGGGACGGCCAACACCCGGCATGGGAGCGTCAAATCCCGGTTTAACCATTGGCGGATTGCCGATACCGGGTTGACCGATTTGCGGATTGCCAAAACCCGGATCGCGGATTGGCATAGGCGCTGGGCGGCCCGGATTTGGGCCGCCAATTCCAAAGCCGGGGGCTTTTGGGGTAGCTGACGGCGGCATAATGGGCGGCTGCACCGTGATTGGAGCAGGGCGACCACCACCCGGACCAGCGGTTGTTCCAAGATTTGGCGAAACAGGCCCGCGTTGAGCCGCAGGGCGTGTTGTCGTTGTCGTTGTAGGTGTGACAGGGCGCGCTGTCGTTGTCGTTGTGACAGGCTGTCCACCCGCCGCATAGCCAGCACGGCCACCGCGCTTACGGCCCATCGGAGGAGCGCCCATGCCAGCCATCATTTCAGGCGGCGGCATCGGAGCGCCACCCTGCGGAGCAGGCGGCGGAGGCATCATGCCCGGAGGAGGACCGGCAGGCGGCTGCTGCATCTGCTGTTGGTCAGCAGGCTTTCCAGCGGCAATGACGATGTTGATGTTCGTCTTGCCCGAACCCTTCTTGCCACGCTTGCCACCTTCTTCAGCCATGCCACCACCGGCATAACCGCCGCAGGCACGCTTGGCCCGGCCACCCTTCTTGCGAGCACCTTCGCTGCTGTCACGCTCGCTCCAACCACGATAACGCGAGCCCCAGCCACTGAGCGGGGTTTCACGCACCAACCGGTTGATCATGCCGCTTTCTTCTGATGCGGCCCGTGGCGCTTCAACCTCACGGGTCATGCCGGTAGGCGAACCCATGGCATCCGTTTCATTGATCGTTGTAGTGCGGCGGCGCGGCGGCTCATTCATAAGTTCACGGCCAGACTGCTCTGGGCGCTCACCCGTGCCAATGTCCGCGCCGGGGCGGTCACGCGAAGACGGCGGCAGCGGCACGTTCTTGGGGCCTTCCGCAAGCTTCGTGTTGTACTTTTTGCCGTTCCACTCGAACAGGTCCATGCCGTTCTTGCGGGCTTCAGCAAATGCAGAGTTGAACGACTGACGGCCACCGGAAGCGCGACCAGTGCGAGCTTCCTTCTTAACCATCTTCTTGATGAGAGCCTTATCCATGGCTTCATCGCCATGTGCCTTGCCACCCTTCTTCATGACCTGCGTACCAAACTTGGAACGCATTTCATCAAAGGACGCGCCAGCCTTGACCTTGCCACCCTTCTTCAAGCCGGGGACCATGGAACCATTCGTGAATTCCAATGCGCGCGGGCTAACCATGCCAAGACGCGGGTCCATCATCATGGCTCCGCCAGCCTGCTTTTTGGCGCGGCCACCCTTTTTGCGGCTGTGGTACTGGCCATGCTTGTCTTCGTAGCCGCCGCTTTCTTCCCAATTCTTCATGCCGCCTTTGAAATATTTTTCTTGGGCGTTTTTGTATTCTTCGTCGGCCGCGCGGCTCTTTTTCGCGTATTCCGTCGATTCAGAGCGCATACCGGTGCGGCCGCCCTCTTCGCGCTTAGTGCGGCCACCCTTCTTGCGGCCAGCTTCAAGGCGCTTCAACTGCTCTGGAGTATAAAGATCAGAGGCTTCGACTTCACGGCTTTCACCGCGCGGCTTCACGCCTGTCGATTCACGCTCAATGAGCTTCTTCAGGGCCTCACGATCATACTGATCAACCTGCCCGCCTTCTTGGCGGCGAGTGCGGCCACCCTTAGCTTTGGGGGTGATTTCTTTCACGCGATAGCGGTATGCACCGTATTCATTGTCTCTTTTGTCCATCGCGCGATTGGCGCGGCTACGAGACGAGTACACGCCACCGTATTGAGTTCCATCCGGGTCAACAACTATAAACTGAGAAGGAGTTTTGGCTTTTTCTTCAGGAGAAGGCATGACACCGCCGCCATCCTCACGATGCGTGCGGCCACCCTTTTTAAACCCGCCAATGTGCTTCTTGCCTTCGCGCTCTTCGTTGGCATCCTTCACATTGCGGTTAATCTTGGCATCGGCATAAGCCTTCGGTGACATGCCACCAGCAGCGCGGGGCTTGCGGCCCATGTTGGCCTTGGCTTTCTCGCCAACAACCTTGCCACCCTTCTTAAAAGCGCGGCGCGAAATAGGGCGCGCACCCGTCTTAACATCAGCATTTAGAGGTTCGGCCTGCGTCCAATCGGACGAATCAACCTTGGTGTCTTTTTCACCAGCAAGCGACTTTGCTTTTGCTTTGAGGGCCAGACGGGCCTTACGCGCCATATCAGACATGACTGCTCCATGGAGTTAACCGGGCGTCCCCGGTGCCGCCTGACCTGCTGACTTGGGCGACATCAAGTCTTGTCAAAGACTAACATAAGTTTGCCACCTGTCACAGATGCTTATTGCGGAATGACACCGGGAACTGGTGGCATAACGCCATCTGGGGCAGGCTGCGGTTTGTTGACTGCCAACTCTTGCAAAGCGGGCTGAATCAACGGCTGGATCATCGCCATAGCTTCAGGATGTTGCAACACATCCTGTGCCAAATCGATCAACTGAACGCGCTCGTTTGACAACCGGTTCTGTCGATCCGATGCCATTTTCATCATCTCTTCGGAAATGCCAGATTGACCTTCTTGCATTTCGCGCTGCGCTTCGGCTTTTTTGAGTTCGATTTCTGCATCGACCTGCCGTGCGCGCGTCTGAGAATCCAGCATCCGCGCTTCGGCCGACATCTTGTCGCTTTCGATCTCCGCAAGGCCCTTCAGGATTTCTGGGCTTGGCTCGCCCATCTTTTCTGCTGGGATCATAAATTGCTGCGGGTTGCTCCAACCCATCGCTTGCAACGCAGCCGTGTCAACGGCGGTCGCGTCATAGAGAGACGGGTTTGCCATTGCCAACTGCTTCAGCGCCGACACCTTCATGATGCGCTGCGCTTGCGAAGCTGTGTTCGGATCAGCTTGCGGAACAAGGTCGCAATCTTCCAAAGCCTTCACAAAATTATCAACGGTCCATTCCATCGACGGCTTTTTGCAACGGCCAACGAAAGACTCAGGATGTTCTTTGAAGCAGCGCATAAGAAGCGCAAACTCTTCAGCTTGGGCTGTGTGCATACGCTTGTGAACAGCGTTAAGCACCTTGGTTGCTTGCTCAATCAGCGCCAAGGTTGTGCCAACCGGCATGTCTGCCTTGCCTTCACCGACCTGCGCTTCGGATGTTCCACCAATGCGCTGGCCCGTGTCTGCCATTTGCGTGACAAGGTTCATCAACGCGCCAGATGGCTCCTTATACGGGAGCGGCATGATGGCTTGCGTGATCGGCATACCGTTTGTTTTTACGAGTGCGCCGCCTCCGGGCGGGACGCGGAAGATGTTTGTGTTTTGACGCGCTCCCGTGTCTGCCATGAGGAAGCCGGGGAAATTGTTATACATTCCAGCGTCGAGTAGTTCACGCCATGCGGCAGTAATGGCGTTTGTTGTGTTACCAAGGATGTGGAGGAGTCCAATGTCGTAGAACCCAAGGCCCGGAACGAACGTATATTTAACAAAGTTAACGCGCGCTTCAGGAAGCTCCTGAGTTTCTTCGTCATAGTTCCTCACAATCGATAGAATTTCTTTTGAAGAGACATCAATCGTGACACGATACGGGATTTCAAGGCCCGTTTCTTTGCCCTTATATCGATGCTCAAACCCAAGAATGTCGAGTTCGCAGTAGCACTCGTAGATTTCGCGGTCACGGTCTTCAGGATTAAAACTATCCTGTGAGATACCCTGCTGCGACATCTTCTCTCTCTGTGCAGCGTTAGGATTTGCATAATCGGGAGTCGAGAGAGCAACGTCACGATATACACCAAGGATTTGCAGGCGCTTGACCGTCGATGGCTTTAGGTTCGTGCGGTGAGTAATGCGCTTGGCATTGCTTAGGTCTGTCGCAGCATTGTTGACGATCAAATCGTCAGCATCGACAGATTCTGACACCGGCCTGCCACGCAGAGGGCAGAAGTAAACTTTCTTGAACGAGGTGCCACCAAAGCCAAGCATGAGCAACATGCGGTCGGTGTCAGGGTAGTATTCTTTGGCAACGCTCGTCAGATAGTGGTTCATGTCACGCTGAAGAGCATTGGCAGTTTGGTCCTGCTCCAACGTGGCATAATTGCTGTCATTGCGAATTTTGACAGGGCCATCGGTCGGCAGAAGTTCAGAGCGAGCATTGGCTTGGAAGCGCAGCACAGCTTCAAGCAAGAGCGGGTGGCGAACCTTGCTCATGCCTTCGACGGGCGCACCATCTGACGCGCCTTGCACGCCGGGAATTTCAATCTTCAATCCCAGAAGCTTGATGCCTTGGGCGCGGTCTTCAATCCAGTCTTTGCGGCTGTCGAGGTCTTCTTTGATCGCGCGCATGAGGTCGCCGCTAATGCGGCTCAATTCCATCGGGGCAATCTCTTCAGCAAGATTGCGGAACCACGATGATGTGTCGCGCTCTTCACGGCTTTGCTCAATCGGCTTGCCGTCCATGGAAACCGTGATTGAGCCGTCAGCGTGCTGGATTTCTAGGATGTTGCCATCGGTATCAAATACAGGCTTGTCATCACCTTCGATGATTTCGACAATGACATCTTCCCCCTCGCCAGCAGGCTGCTCCTGCGGGAACAACTCGCGGATATTCGGGATTAGGCCGGGGGTCATGCTCATTGATCGTTCCCCTGTTGGGAGACTGTTTGCATTTCTGAAACAAAGCGCCGGATGCCTTGTTGGGCCGCTAGTGTATCGTTTTTTGCCATAATTTCATAGATGCGCGTCTCCGCATAAGGCGGCTGGCCCCATACGTTGACGCGAAATAATCCAATCTTCTGCGGGGTCGATTCACGGATGACATCGACCGTGGCATTGGCAAGAACGGGTTCCATTTTATCCCCCTTATATCAGGGTGCATTATGCCGGATAAAGAGGCTCCACGCTACTAGAGCCGCTATAGCGGAGATTAGCTTCCGCTTCTGCCGCCCACTCTTGCCCGCGAATCAATATGCCGATATCGCGTAGGTGGCGTAATGCCATCGATGCTGTATCAACCAAATCGTCGTGCTTTCCTTTGGGAAATTGGCCAACTTGGGTAATGACCATCTCTGCCCAACTCATATTTGGCGCGTAAATCAACCCCTCAGCGAAGAAATGCTGCACTGAGTACAGTCTGGCCATCTTATCTTGCGATTTAGGGTCAAACATCGTCACCCCAAAGCTCTCAAACCCGTAAAGACGCCTGATTTCTTGGGCAACAGAGTGTCCAGCGGCTTTATTTTCGATCAAAAGCTGGTCAACGCGCATATTTCGGCATGTTTGGCCCACTTTTGCGACCAATTCATGCAATTCGTACCTACCTTGCCACGCATACATGAGCATAACGCGGGGGTGGCTCTCAGAAAACGACCTCTCTGACCATCCGCCAATCTGTTTCATGTTCTGAGCGACCACATCGCCCGAAAAAACGCCCCAAATCGTCATAGCAGAGGGGTCATTTTCGGTTTTTGTGGTGTAGGCGGTGTCGAGACAGGCGATAATCATGTCCATATTGGGATAAACAGAGCTATCCCATGGCATCCACCAGTCTCTTTTGATGATGCCGCCGCCTTTTGGCTCTGGTCTTTGCTGCAACTGACCGGCCGCAGCCCATGGGCCAAGCTGTCTTTCTAGGATTCGCACTTCATTTGGCCCGAAACGCTCTGGCCAAAGCAGCTTTCCTTCTCGCTCTTCTAGTTCAATCTGTGCTTCTGGCCCGATGGGGACACGCCCGCCATCCTCATCGACTTCAACAAGGCAGACTTCCTCGCCATCTAGCTCAATACAGCCGCGCGGATCGTTCCAGATGACCGGTTCTTCCTCCAAATCATAACCTAAGATGGTCTGGGAATGCCGTTGCCACTCATAACGCATGGGCAAACACAGATGAGTCCAGTCACCTTGGTCTTTTGACAGGATGTGGCCGGTCAAATCCTCTTCTGACAGTCTCTGCTGGATGACAACAAACGCGCCAGTCTTAGGATCATTGAGACGGGTCGAGAGCGCGCTGTCCCACCACTCAATCGTGGCGGCAATGGTTGCCTCTGAGAAGGCTTCCTGCGCGGCGTTCGGATCGTCAACGATGATGATAGAGCCGCCTTCACCGGTCAGGGCGGACCCTACCGATGTGGCGAGGCGGGACCCGTTCATATTGTTGTCGAAGCGGGTTTTGGTGTTCTGGTCGCCTTGGAGTCTAAACCCTTCGCCCCACAGCTTTTGATACCACGGGCTTTCAATCAGACGGCGGCACTTGGTCGAATCGCGCAGAGAAAGCTGTTGGGCATAGGACGCATGGAGAAACTGCACTTGCGGACCACAGGTTGGCCCCCAGTTTTCTTTTGGTTGCGCCCATGTCCACGCTGGGAATGCCACGGACACCAGCGATGATTTGGCACAACGTGGCGGGATGTTGATGATAAGGCGGCGTATGTCACCGCGTGCCACGGCTTCAAGATGTTCTGCCACGGCTTGAATAGGCCAGCCATGGGTGAAGGTTGACCCATCGATGTAGGGCCACGCTTTCTCTAGGAAGAAGTAAAGGCTTTCCTCACAGTCGGCCTTGTCGAGTTCGGCCAGCGTAAGGTCGATATCTACTGGCTGGCCGTCGATATCAAGAATTGCCATGAGTGGTTCCTAAGAGGGCGTTCATTGCGATGCAAGCCGGTGGCCCCAGCATAACAGATAAGCCCGGAGCCGTGCCTTGTGTAGCTGTGGCCTTATCCTTTTCGTATTCGATGATGGCTTTTAGGGCGTTGGCCATTCTTACATTCTCTTCCATCAGCATGTGCATTTGATCAAACGCCTCACTCATTGCTTGGGCGGCGGTGAGATGATCGATGGCTTCGTTCTGGTCGATCTGCGCACCAAGGCGATTAATGGCGTTCATTGGTCTTCTCCGTTGTAAGAGACATGCCGATAGCTTTCATCACTTTGTCGAGCGTTGATAGCTTGGGATCAGAGGCCCCGCGCCAGCGTTCAAGTATCTTTGGGTTAATCCCGGCCCTTACCGCGACCTGCATGTAGCTAAGGTTTAGCTCATTCATGCGGATGAAGATGGCGCGGATAACGGGGTGAGCGTTATCAGGGATGGACTTAAACCGTGCCATTTTGAATTTCCTTCTGCTTTGTACGCCTTGCACGGGCTTCCTCCATTAGCTCTTCCCAGCTTGTTGCCTTTGTCGGTTCCCATTGCGCGCAAAGAGCGCCCAACCAATTCCCCAGATTACGAAGACAGTGACAGTCGTTACCAAGTCGGCATTGGCCGTAATTGTTGCGGAAGTATTCCGGCGGGAGGCTCACTTCCCCTCCAGCGCGGCGCGGGCAATGTGGAAATATTCAGCGTGAATGCTCCATGGCGGTTGTGATTTCCTTATCGGCATATCTTTTATTTCAAGCAGCGCATCGCGCAGCCGATCTATTTCATATGCCATGTCTTCTGCCAAGGCACACATGCACGTTTCGGCAACGCCGCAGCCTTGATTGGTTTTGCAGGAATGTTCTTTGATGATCTTCTTGTAATCAACCATCACTTCCCCTCCCCAAGTGCGGCGCGGGCATATTCAGCCACACAATCTTCACACCCGTCATACATCCATGCGCCATGCTTGCACTTGTCATGCTTTGAATGAACGCCGTCAGAGCGATATACGATTGCGTGTTCTCTTGGCGTATCTCCGTCCGCAATAGTCCGCAGCGCCTCGCGCAGCCGCCTGTTCTCTGCGGCTTGCCACTGCACAAGCTTATTCAGATGCTGAACGTCTGCGATCAGTCTGTTGATAACCTTTTCTTCTTTGCTCATTTGAACCAACACCTCGCACGCGTCTCATGGCGCTTGCCCGTCTTGTCGTTCTTCATCACGACATAAGCCGAGTTCGTTTTCACATCCCACGCAATGACGATCACGCCATAAGGCGCAAGTTGCGTCACCGTGATCATGTTGCCTTCGACATCCGCAAAGGCTTCGTTCCAATCGCCGCGTTCCCATTGGACCATCACCTGCCCCTTGGATGCGACCATGTAGAAGCGGGTGCCGTCAGCGGACACGCATTCAGTGTTGGCGGGTTTTGCCAATGCAGGAGCCGCCATTAGTGTGGCAGCAAGTGCAATAACCTTACGCATTCTCTCCCCCTTCAAAACAATCGCAGCGCCACATGAGGACAGACCACATGCCATGAGTTGGCCCAAGGTCTGCCACCATCATCCAGCCATTACGATGGTGCTGTTCGATGTCAGCAAACTTGGCATATCGAAACGTGCCAGTGCGAATGGGCTTCATCTCAACCCTCGTGGTATTCGCTGTAGGCTTGCTCGACAGGCTCTTGCTCTTGGCGCAGCCGGTGAATGTATCGCACCAACGCGCCAGTCACGTCAGCATCAAGAGCAATCACATCATTGTCTGGCGTGTTGACTGCCAGCCAAATCTGATAGCCGTCGAATGATGCATAGACTCCGTCACCAAGGTATTCTTTCTTAGAATGGGCCACGTTCTTCACTCTCTCTCGCTTGCGCTCTAGCGACGATTATCTCGCACTCATTCACAGCATAGCTGATCAGTCCAAGCTCGTGGCGCGTCAGGTTTAACTTGCCAGCGCCTTTTTGAAGTTCATCGATGATGGTGACACCATCGGCTTTGCCGCTATCGTATTCCAGCGTCAGAGTGTGATCTTTCCCGGCGTCATTGCGGCGCAGTATTTTAAGTTGAAGCATTACGCGAACTTCCTCGTTGCTGCCGGGGTCATGTGTCACACGGTAGGGTGAGCCACGCATAAGTAAATCCTCGATTGCATCTAATTTTAGTGCCATCTTACTTCTCCTTATCGCCGTCGATGACGGTTAGCTTAGGTGATGAGTTAGGTGTTCGTTCTTTAGAGGTAGGCCAGCCCAAAGCTTCGCAAATATGGTCTGGGTATTGGCGGAGCAGTTCATCGCGCTCCCGTGTCAGAAGACCGATGAAATCATCCAGCAGGTCGATCCGATAGACTGTATCCAGCGTGTCGAACTTCTCAGCGAGGGTGACTTCACCTTCTTCTGTGGGTTCGCTGAACCATAAGGTTCCAACGCGGACTCCTTTGGGGCGGCGCTGGCCACCATTGTCCCAGCCAAGGGTGTGCCTGTCATTCATCACTTGCCCTCCCCAAGTGCGAGTGCCGTGCGGATTTTGTTTGCTGTTTCTACATCATCGATGGCATCGAAATAATTCATCACAATACTCAGCACCTCGCGCAGCCGGTTGATCTCAGCATCCTTGTCACTGTCCCCACGGGGGTAGTGATACTCCCAGTCTTTAGGGGCCGCGCCACAAGTGGGGCATGGTTGTCCGTCAATCCACTGCATCGTTCCCCTCCATGAGCGCATTGATAGCGACCTTCTGCATGTCGTATTGGGCTATGTGTTCGAGCATATGCCGCCATGCTTTTGGTTCGGCTTCCATGAGTGCGGTCTGCACCCAGAATTGAATGTCTGCTGCTGCGATCTCCCGCAGTGCGTCCCTAAGCCGGTCAATCATGTCGGCCGCGTCAGCCCGCAGGTTTGAGTCAAAGTCATATCCATCTGCCGCCCGGAGTAGGACGGTAATATCAACTTTGCTCATGCTTCACCCCCGCGCCACGCCCTAAAGTCCAGTTCACAATGCCACGAATTTCTTTGTTGGTTGCGGTCCAAATCTCGCCCGTGTCCGTAATGATCACGGTCCACATCAAGTCATAGTCCGGCCCGTAGTCGATAGCGGCAATGGCATAGCCTTCTCCCTTGCCAATGACGAACATAGGGATGGGCGGATTAAGCTGGGTAAAGCTCATGGCGCATCCCCCAAGGCGACGCGCATCATCCGAACCCGTTCTGGGTTGGCCCGAACCCAATTCACAAGCCGCCCCATGGTTTCGCCTTCTGCTGGCACGGCTTCTTTGAATTTGGCTCGCTCTTCATCAATTTTAGCTTTAGCTTCCTCTGACATGCGGCGAACGTCACCGACCATCATATGCGGGGGTATGGCATCCATCAGCGCCATGCACCGTGCCACCCATTCAAGTTTCTCATCCTGTAGCTGCTCTACAGTCTCCTCAAACTCATCCAGCCATTCATTCAAATTATCGATAGCTTCAGCCGCCTCTTCCTCAATCGGCCAAACCTCATCTTTGCCCTTGGCTACTTTAAGGAGCCGCGCCACAAGGTCAGTCATCACTTTTTCCCCCGCTTAGATTTAGCTTTGGGTTTAGGAGCCGCCTTAGTCCGCCCCTTGGTTGGGGTCTTGGTCCGGTGCTTCTTAATGACCGGATTATCCGCATAGTGGGTGAAAGGCTTAGGCCCCTGCTCAGTCACCACCCCACCAATGGCATTGGCATAGACCTTGGCTTCTTTGAGCAAAGCCTCGTCCCCGGATGTCTCGCCAAGAACAACGATAATCTCTTGCGCCCGTTCCAAGGCCCGACACAAATCCCCGATCAAAGCGTCCCTAGCCCGAAGCTTCCCATCCAACTCAACAGCATCACTAGCCAGCCGGACGTTCTCTTCCTCTAACTTCCAATACTCATCCCGTAAGCCAACCAGCCTATCAAAGAACTTATCCTTCCTAACCATCACTTGCCTCCCGCATTCTTGTCACGGCGGCGCTTAATCTCACCAACAATGTCATCGATGATGGCGCGACAGCCGCCCGGCTTCCCAATCGTAATGCTCGTCAATGGCTCATTCATAATCTGATCCACCGCATTCAAGGCATCCGTATATGCCTCCCAAACATGCATCTTCCGTTGCGAGTCTAATCCCCACAACTCCTGAACATCAGAAGCCTTTACCCAAACCTCGCCCTCAAACTGGCGACCTATCAAAATATGCCCATTAGCCATCACTGATCCCCCTATCGATGAATCACTATAGCAAAAGGGGACCCTACTTGCAAGTCCGTTATCCACAGTGGGGGTTGGTCTAAAATGCCAAAAATTTTTCCGGAATATGTGGGGGGATTTTCCGGAATTGTTTGGGGAGGTGAAAAGGGGACCCAGAAATTTTTTTGGGGGAAAAATTTGAGGGAGGGGAAAAGGGACCCGAACACGCCCCGGCCCTTTTGCCAGCGGCCCCCCGGTGGTCAATCTGTGCGGGACCCTGCGCAATCGGGCGTTTTTGTCGGAAACGAGCTGCCACCCCATAATGGGGTTGCCACACGGAATCGACGCGCGGCCTTGTGGCATGGCATGACGGGGCAATGGCATGGCATAAAGCGGCTTTACGTTGCGTCACCCCACCGTGCTACCGTTTAGGGGGGGGTCTAGTATTGGCCCCCGCATGGCATGGCATGGGCTTGATTTGTAAACGTGGATTAATCAAGCGGGGCTTGATTTGTCATCCTTCCCCGCTGGCATTGGCACGTGCCACTAATAGCAGATTGCGAAGCTTATCCCGCTGATCCGCGTCTAGGTCCCGCGCATTGATTGTCACATTATTGACCGTAACAGGCGTCCCGTCCGCCGCCGCCTTATCCGCGTATTTGCTAGATATCTTCCCCGCCATGCGGAATCTCGTCTCAATTCTTAGCTTTGCGCGCGCAATATTGGCATGATTCACAATAGTTTCACCCGTTTGGGCGTTTTGTATCACGTCCCCGGCCGCGTCATCCGCTATTGCTAGGCATTGATCAAATAGAACATCCGCCATGCTTTCGCGCGCGTGGCGGTACGATTCAGCGAAGAGGGGCTCTTTTGCGAGCCAAAACAAAACCGTGCTAGGCGGCGGGAATTGTTTTTCTCTGCAAATATTGGCTAGGGCTTCCCCGTTCGCCATACGGTCTAGGATGATAGGGATCAATTCATCCCTGTTATAGTGTGTGCCACCGTGTAGCATCCCTTGCCGCTTTAATTGTCCCTTGCGGCCTTCCGCTTGTCCGCGTTCTCTTATGTCCGCCCATACTAGGGACTCTTCCGCCGCTTGGGCTTTGTCCCTTTCCGCGCGCCATGCGGCCTTTTCTTCAGGAGTCATCCGCCGCCTTCGCTTGGGCTTTTCTTCCCCGCTTTGCGTGGCATTGTCCCCCGCCGCTTTCCGGCCTTTGCGGGGAGTCAATTCCCGCGCCATACGTGCCGACTCTAGCGGTAAATCTAAATGCGAATCCGGTCCCGCGTTTTTTGTCATGACAAGCGGCCCCCTTGCCCCGCTTTTCTATTCATAAACCCATGATAACA